CGGTGGCGGCCGAGAACATAGACGTCGCCCGGTTTGGTCTTGGCCTCCTCCGGCAGCTCGACTTCAAAGTCATCCTCCACGGCCTCGGAACGATCGTCAAACAAATCTCCAAGCTCGCGCTCGTCAAAGCCTGTCAGCAGTGGGTCGAAGTCCATTTCCTTGAGGGCTTCGATCTCGGCCCGCAGCACGTCCTCGTCCCACCCGGCGTCCAGCGCCATGCGGTTGTCAGCGAGGATGTACGCTTTCTTCTGCGCCTCTGTCAGGTGGTCGGCAAAAACGCACGGTACTTCGGCGATGCCTTCCTCCTTCGCGGCAATAAGACGACCGTGACCGGCGATGACGCCGAAATCACGATCGCAGTTTGTTGATCTGATCCGGGGCGTGGGTGCGGGCGTTGTTCGCATACGGCACCAGTTTGTCTACGGGAACAAGCTGGAGCTCTGTGGTGGTCTTTTTGTTATCCATAAATAGCCTTTCTCAGAGACTTATTTTCGTCGTCCTCAATGCCGTGGCCGTCGCCCTTTCAGCTTGTTCACTGCCAAATCCCACCTGTTGGATCCGCTCGTTCTGGGTCGGCAGTCCGGCGGCCTGAGAGAAGCGGGCATATTCCTCCCGCAGCCTCCGCAGCCGGATTGCATCGGTGGTGTACTTCTCTTCGTCGCCGGTTGTCTCGTCCACCAGAAGCCGCCGCTTCTGCCGACGGATGGCCCGCTCGATCTCTCGCTGCTTCTGTGTGGCCTCGTAGCCGGTATAGTGCTTGCCCCTATATTCAAATCCATCGGCGTTCTTTCGCCGCATTTCGGCCAGTTCCTTGGCCGAATAGACGGGAGGGCTGATGCCATAGAGAATGGGGAATGCAGCGTGGCCGCAGTTCAGGGTGCCGATACGCCGCACAAGGCTGGCATTGAGGGCCTGATAGTCGGCGTCGGTGTACTGCTTCCCCTGTATCGGTTCGTGGTCGGGGGCGCTGTTGAGGTGCGCGGAGATTTCCCAGCCGTCCGCGCCAAGATCGGCAAAGTTCTGCTTGCTGATTTGCTCCTGCATGAGGCCCATCGCCCCGAACACGTCCCGGCGAACGGCTGCCCACATCTCGGTGGACATGCCGGATGCGTAGTCGATGGTCACGATGCCACGGTCGGTCAGTTTGGCCGTCGCCCGACGCACGGCGGTGTTGTAGTCCAGCGCACCGGTCGCGGTCTGTGTAAAGGCAAAGTTGGCCGCCTCCAGATAAGCATTGGTCAGAGGCAGGGCCTGACCGGCAGGGGACACGAAGCCGATGGTCTGCGTCAGGTTGGACAGGTCTCCGCGTGTTTGGCGCTCGATGGCCTGTACAAGAGTCTGTATGGCGAGGTTGTCCTCAAACGCCACAGCCTCGGCCGTTGCCAGCCTCTCGAGGTCGTACCGGTAGCCTGTCTTTGCCGCCTGACGCATCAGAGCGGCGACCTCATCCGTAGACTTCTCCAGCAACTCGGCGACCTTGGCCTTGACTTCCCGTTGGCTCCGGCCCTGTTGCTGCGCCAGCCATACCTGATAAGCTGCGGTGCTGGTGAGCTGCCCGGCCTCAGAAACACGCCGGGCAATGTCCTCAATGAGCCAGTTGGACACCGGGTCGAATATGCGCTCGGCGACGTCCTCCAGTGCCCGGATCTGTTCGGGAGTTAGCATTAGGCGTCACCGGCCAGCGCGTCGATCTCGGGCATATACTTCTCACGGACGGCCTGTCGCTCTTCCGGGGTGTTGGTTGGCATATCAAAATACCAGCCGACCGCCACCTCGGGGGCCAGCAAACCGGCAGCGACCATGCCTGTCAGCTCGCCCCACACCTTGTCGCGGTTGTAGAGGACACCGTCTCCCCAGTTGATCTGCACGTCAGCAGATGCGTCCACCGGCTCGCTCCCTGCCACACCGTACTCCTGTGCCAGAAGATCGGACACCCGTACGGCCTCGCGCAGGGCACCGTCCCACACGCCTTGGAGGTCAAGGATAGTCAGGTTATAGTCGCCCTCGCTGCTGGTGATCTCGGTCGCCGTGCGTTCAGCGGCCTCGACCTCCGACAGGATCCCGCGCTTGATGCCGATCACGCTCTCGATGTTGCGGAGGTATTCGTTCTTTCGGGCGAGGAAAGAAGCCTCCCGGAGCGCCGGGCTGAAAATGTGCAGCCCGATCTCGTCAGGGTCGCCATCGATCGCGGTAAACACGTTATCGACGATGCCACGGCTTCCGTCTGGTCTGGTCTTGGAAATGCCGTCGGCGACGATGATACGCGACTGACCTCGCTCGAACTCGCCGTTTATCTGCGCCTCGTTCCGGTTTATGTTGTGAATCAGCCCTGCTGCAGAGGCGTACACCGACACGCCGTCTGCGCTCCCGTCCACGATGTTTTCAAGAGGGAGTCGAATGGGGATCATGCCGGTGCTGCCGATGGGCCGGTTGTACTCGATCACCGGTTCCAGCTCGTCGTACCTGTCGAGCGCCCGCAGAGGCACCTCGAGGCCGAGCCCGGCGTATTCCTCGCCAGTCGGCCGACGGAAAAGGCGGTTCTCAATGCGCAGCCACCCGTCGCGGTCTACCGTGCGCCTCTCAAGCAGGGTGTAGGTGTACCGGTCGCGCTTTGTGACCTCCTGCAGGGCAAGGTCGGTGATCGTACCCCACGAGTCGCGGCCCAGAACGATCACATTCTCACGCGGGATGGGAAGGAATAGGACGGTTCCGTCGTCCTCGATGATGGGCTTGACGAGGCACAGGCCTCCGATCATGGCGATCTGCATGGCCTTCTGCCGAATCCCGCTGAAGCCGGACACGACGCCGGACAGGAAGTCGGCCTTCGCGCCAGCGGTGTCGACAACCGCCGCCCCGTACTCGCTGAACATGGTGCGGGTCAGCTTGGCCACGATAGCCACCGGCAGTCGCTGGCAGGGATCCTCGCCGTCCGGGGCTTCTCCGAAGTAGAGAGCCCGCCAGTCGGTGATGGCCTTGCGCATGGCGTCGGTCGTCACGTCGCCGGTGCCGAACACCTGTTCATACGCCTGCATGGATCCAGCCGCCCAGATTGACTTAATCAGACCCACCGTCCCGCACCCCCTCGATAATCTTAAAACGCGGCATGCGCCGCAGCGCCGCCGCCGTGCCATCTATGTATGCCCGGAGTCTATCGTTCTCACCACGCAGCCGGTCGCATTCCCGGGCCAGTCTCATGCACTCAGCCTCCAGCGCCTGTCGCGCAGCCTCGGGCAGATATTTATTAACGATCCACTTTCGCGCTCTCGTCATCCTGTGTCAGCCCCCTCATGTCAGGCATATATCGCAGCAACGGTCGCATGACGGTGCTGCAAAAGTAGCGAATATCGTCCATCGCGTGGTCGTTCTCTTTGACAGGGCGGTCGCTCCCGCTCTTCTCGTCCCACGAGTACAGGCCAAACTCCCGGATGGAGTCTCTGCATGCAGGGTTGATCTTGATGCGCCCTGCGGCCAAAAGAGCTGCCGTCAGACGTATACCGTCGAGGACGTCGTTTTTTGCTTTACGGACGGAAAAAAGGCCGTGCCTCCGCACGGTCTCGATGAATGATGCGGCCGACGGGTCAACGATCACCGCCCGGATGGGAAGCCCGGCAGTCAGATCCACCAGCGCCGCGTGGTATTCCTCGTCTGTCTTGTTGGCCTGACTGGTGCGGCCGGAGTAGTAATACTCGCGCACCCGCACCGCACGGCCGTCCGGCTTGAGACACCACAGGCCAGCAGAGAACGGGTTGAGGGTGCCGTAGTCGCACGAAACAAACCACTCGCCATCGAGCGGCCCGGGCACCTCGTCTGTTGTGTGCCTGTCTGCGTCAAACTGATAGATCAGACCCTCGGCAAGACACCACTCGCCCTGCACATACCGGCGATAAAACACCCCGGCGTACATCGTCTCGTATCGCCGCCGGATTGCCGGAGTCAACGCCGGGTTGTCGGCCATAGTGAAGTGCAGATGCAACAGGTTTTTTGCCCGCGCCTCCTGCACGTAATCGGTGAAGAACCAGTGCATCGGCCCGGCGGGATTGCAGTTGAACCAGAACTTGGAGCCGTCCACAGAGCACCGCGCCAGCGCCTGTTCGACGAACGAGCGGGGCATCAGCGCCACCTCGTCGAGGAGAACACCGGCCAGCGTAATACCCTGAATGAGCATATAGGAGGACTCGTCACGGCCGCCGAATAAAAAAACCGTGTTTGTGTGCCGCCCGTCGCTGACGATCAGCTTGTTCTCTTGCCGCTTCTCCTTGATGGTCAGGACACCGCCCAACCAGTCGTGCAGATTGAGCACCACGTTGCGCCTCAGACTCTCGATGGTCTTGCCGCAGATGGCAAAGGTGTGGCCGTCAAAGGTAGCCGTCGCCCAGAGAAGGAAGCCGTCGACCATGCTCACGGTCTTGCCACTCCGAACCGCCCCGTCGCAGATGATCCCGTCAGCCGTCTTTAGGCTCGGCCGGTTCCACCACGTTGTCGCCAGCAGCTGGCGCTTGCTCAAGTTCTGGTATATCATTCAGGCACACGTCCTCTGCTGACACCTTGACGATCTCGGCGAGATTGTTGTCCTTCTCGGTCGCTTTCCCGACGGGGCCGGTGTCGCTCTGGCCGAGGTAATTCTTCCCGAGGAATATTGCCATTGCCGCACTTGTCTCTGCCAGCTTAAACTGCATCCGGCGAATGGAAATGCGGCCAACGCCTCTTTTTTGCTCGGCCACCTCGGAGTAACCAGCGTGATACGTTCTTTTGCACCACGCGTCGAGAGTCTTGTCTGTGGTTCCGAACCAGTCGCAGACCTCTCGCTCGCTGGCTTGCATGGCGCAAAGCTTTTCAAACTGCGTCTTGTCAAACTCTTTTTTCGGTCGAGCCATTATTCGGATCCCCCGCTTTTTTCGATCTGGCTATGGCTCTAGCCCTGTTTCTTGCTTCGGCCTGTTTCTGCTTATAAGCATGATAATCTTTCTCTTCTTGTATATATATATTAATATTATATATCTCAGAAAGAAGTATAGATTTAACTAAACTGTTTCGACTCCAGATTTCGATTTTTCCGCCTCCGCGTATAGCATCCTTGGCTTTTTGGGCGGATCGTGTCACAAGGACATTTTTGCCGTATACATCCACAACGGCAAATATATTTCCGCAGTCTCGATTCATGGTTGCGTTCTCCTCCGATTATGTGATGAAGAAAAGACCGCGCTGCCAGTTGTCAGTCACGCGGCCCCGGTAGATGTTTTGACTGGCACTCCCGGCTGAAGGAGATGGAAAAAAGCCGGGGGACTGATTGCCGCTCTCGGTGTATGTTCCCGCAACCCACCACTCCCAGCGTATGCTATGCCGGGCTCCTGCGACGTGTCTCAGAGCGCCGCTTATTTGAGCGGAAAACCCCGGAAAGGAGGGACA